TCCGGAGAGAATACCACAAGACCTCCCGCCTCTACTGAAGATAGAGAAGGTGGGGGCGATACAGTAAATGGTGATAACTAATGGTAAATAGTTTACATAATAATGTAGGAGGTCGTGGTTTTCTTGATCAGTCTAATGAAGACGATGATCTCTATACGATTCATGGTATAGCTATCGGAGCCGGAGATATTACATTAGGAAGTAAATCTGGTGAAAGAAAGTATTGGAGTGAAGACGTTCTCCAAGAATCTGCTTCTACTCTAGAAGGAAAGCAAATTGTTGCGAATCACGAAAACAGAGATATTTATTCTGTGGTTGGCAACGTAACCGACGCCTCTTTTTCTGAAGAGAAAGGTGGTGTTGTTTTCCAAGGCGTTGTTGATGAAGAACTTCTTGCTAAGAGGATTGAGCGTGGTTGGCTTGATGTAAGTCCACGTATTATTCATACGAGTGGTGAAGTAGATGATCGGGGAGTAAAACATCCCAAAAACATTCGTCGTTTTGATAACCTTTCTCTCGTTTCTAAGGGCGCTGCTCCAAGCAATGAAGTAACTACAGGTGAAGCTGAAGAACTTAGTGCTGAAGAAATTCAGTCCTGTTTTGAAGATGAACCCGAAATTGAGAGTGCTGAGTTTGAAAAGTTTGGAGAGTTACAAAGCGATATAAAGTACGAAGATTATCTTTATAACAGTCCCCAAGGTGCTGAAGGTGCGAGCCAACAGTTTGGTTGTGAAGGTTATCACAAGCACGATATTGATGGGGAAACATGGTATATGCCATGCGAAAACCACGATAAGTTCTTAGCTAATATTAAAGAAAGTCGTGCTGAAGAAATGCAGTTATCTGAGGCACGTACTCCACAGTATGAAAAAACCGAAGAAACTTCTTGGGGAGATGTAAGTAAGGACTTATCTTCGTGGGTTGAGGCTCTTGGTTATGAAGATGTAGAAAACACCTCCGATTTAACAAGTGAACAAAAGCAAGAAGTAGCGAACCATACGCTTTTAGGAGATCCCGAAGCTGATACTTGGGAAGGACTGAGTTTCTTCCCTGTTGTAAATCCGAATACTGGTGATTTAAACCGTGGTGCTTTAGAGGCAGTCCGTAGTGGACGAGGGCAGTCGGCTGATATTCCCGAAAGCACATACGAGTCTGCCTTTACTATCGCTGGCCGTCTTCTCAACCAAGAGTTTGGTTCTGATGTTGAAGTTGAAATGTCGGCAGAATCTTTGTATGAGTCTGTCGTTATTGAAGAGCTTCAAGAAGATTTAGATGAAGTATATTCCGAGTGGTCTGATACTGTAAATATGACTGCTTCGGAGTTGAGAAGATGGAGTGGAAATCCGTGTTCCCGTGAAGCTTCTCTTGATCCAACAGAAGTTATTGAACGTAATCTCAACTTGCTTGAAACGAATAAAAGCGATTGGGGTGAAGACGAAATAGAAGATGCCAACAGGACTATTTCATTCATTAATAGAATGAAACCGAACAGTCCTGATGGGGACGCTTCTGATGGAGCTAACGGCTGTCCTACCGATTGGGCAATAAGTCTTCTGAATTGGGCATATAACCCATTTGATAGTCTTCCGAGCCAACCCGATAATGAAGACTTGGATGATGTTGAAGAGTTAGAAACATTGGGTATATCGGAAGGCGATATGGTTCATTGGCGTATAATGCCCGAGTTAAGAGGTAAGGTTGTTGCTATTGATGAAGACCGTGGAGTTGCAATGGTTTCTATTTATAGAAATGGAGAAGATACTAACGTAGCAATTACGGCGGCTTTTGAGGATATTATACCAGTTGAGGTTGAAGAAATGGCGAAGAGTGATTTCACTAAAGGAGATTATGTTACTTGGGATAATGGTTCCGCGCATGGGAAAATTATAGATACAACCGATAGCGGAACTTATGATTCTGAGATAGACGGCGACGTTTCTGTATCTGGAACGGAAGACGATCCCGCTGCACTAATTGATATTTATCAAGAAGCAGATGGCAGTTGGGAAAAGGGTGAAAAGACGGTAGCTCATAAGTTTTCTACTCTTAATGAGTGGAATGTTGATACTGATGAGCTTGCCAAGCACGTAGAAGAAACTTCAGAGTATTCAAGAGAAGAAATGAGAATTGCTTCTCAAATGTCTTCTCAATCGGTAATGACGAAAATGGAGTGTCTTTCGTTTGTTGATTTAATTAATCCAAAAAGAGAAGTTGATGTTTCTTCTCTTGCGGAAATTATGGATAGAATGCTGTCTAAGCATCAAAAAGAGGGAATGTCTGAAATGTTGAATTCGGACTCTATGGAGTCTGATGAAGATAAGGGGGATAGTCCTCTAAATAAGATGTTCTCGTAAGAAAATTGAGTGATCCCTTCTAAGTGTTTAGCGAGGGTGACAGTTTTCGTTTGAAGTTAAATAAAATAAAGTGATTTAATATGACTGAAATCGATGAGGAAGTTCTTGATCGACTTGAGGCTGAAGCAAAGGTTGCTGAAGCTGATGTTGAAGAGCTTACAATTGCAGTAGAATCGGATATTGAAAGTACCGAATCTGAAGTTGAAGAGCTTCAGGAAGAGGTTGCGGAAAAGAAGTCTGAGGTTGAGGAACTTCAGTCCGAACTAGAAGAGAAGGAAGAAAAGGTAGAAGAAATGAACGAAAAGATGGAATCTGTTGCTGATACGTATGCTGAAGAGCTTGCCAAGCACAACGATGTGCTTGATAAGGAAGACTTCCTTGGGAAGTTTGAATTTGAGGAGCTTCAGGAGAAGTATGAGGATCTAGAGGATTCGTCTCCTGCTCCTAATTCGGGCGACCCCGGCGCTGGTTTCCAGAGTCCGGATAATGGCGGAGAAGGCGGTGATGGTGGGGAGCCTGAAGAGCTTTCGAACAAGGCCAAGGTCGCGTCTGAGCAGTTTGAGCGGCGTGGTGGTGTTTGGAAGGACGTGGCAGAAGATATCGAAGAGAACGGACTTGGCGAGGTCCGAAAGCGCGGTGACGGCGAAGAAGTATTCGCGTAAATATTTGGTGATTTAAAATGGTAAGTGCTGCTGATCCTACTGAACTTGCTGAACAGAATTTAGACCCCGGCGACGTTGCGTTTGAGGATGGACAGACCATTCCTCTTCCGGCTGACCCCGATGCTAGCTTTATTGATGGGGGTACTCCCGTTAATTTTGACGCCAATGGGTATATTGAGCCGATGGACGGCGGAGACTACTCTGCTGGTGATGAAATCCTCGGTATTGTTCTTGACTCGGCTGACGAGTCGGACGCTATTCGTCTGACTGACGAGAAGGGCGATGATAACTACTACGCGGTTCACGTTGACCGACTCCCCGTTGCTGTTGAAGTTTCGGGCGGTGCTTCGGTTGGTGATCTTGTCCATGCTGATGGCGCTGGTGGTTATACTGTAGACAATACTGCTGGTACTCATCCTGTTGTGAAGGTTGCGGATGATTCCAACAACGTCTACGTTGTGCTTATGGAGTAAATTTAGGTGATATAATATGGTAAATATTACTACTACTGACGTTCTGACGGAACAGCGGATTCGGCGTGTTATTAACGAAGAGCGGGAATACCCGCTTATTTGGAACGAGGCTTTCGAAACCGTCCAGATGCCCGAAGACCACCCGACGAAGACATTTGAGCTTCCACAAGATGAAGCTGTTATGTCCATGCCGGGTCGTGTTTCGGAGGGTGGTGAATTCCCCCGTACCGAAGAGGATATTGATACGCAGACCGTGACTGTTGAAAAGCACGGTTTCGAAGTAAAGGTTACGTGGGAAGCGACTCAGTTCTCTGTCTTCGATGTAGTTGCGCGACAGACGGAGAAGGCGGCTCGTCGTTTCAACCAGTACATCAACAAGCAGGCGTATGATGTACTTAGCGATGGTGGCAATCAGCACCCGTCGTCTCCGGTTGATACTGGTGACATTAGCGGGAGCGAGTTCGGCTTTGAGCTTGCTACCTACGCCAAGAAGGTCATGAAGGATGATCAGCTTGACCCTGACATGATGGTTGTTAATACCGAAGGAGAGCATACGCTTCTCAATTCGGATAACTTCCAGCGTGCGTCGGACCTTGGTGACGAGGTAACTCGTGAAGGGGCCATTGGCCGCTTCGCTGGTCTTGATGTAATGGTTGATAATTCGGGTCTTATGCCCGAAGGCACGGCGGAAGGCTACCTCATTGACACCGACGAGTACGGTGTTGAAGTTGTTAAGGAAGACATTTCCACCGAAGAGTATGAGGATCCTGAGCGGCAGGCCAATATTATTCAGTGGTGGACCATGCGTAATTGGCACGTTGAGGAAGCTGAAGCCGTTCTCAAGTTCGTCACGTAAACTGTCGGTTTGAGAGTTGAATAGTCCTGCTAACTATTTTTTATATTCATAATGTATAATGGCTGATTTCACGTTATCCTTAACTGACCAAGAATTGATTGATGAGGTAAGGGATTCTTTAGCAGGACTAGATGCTAGTAAGATTCCTGATTCAACGATAACACAAACAGCAGAGAGGTTTGTGATTCCTCTGTTAAACGATAATATCCCGGAAGAAGTTAAAACTCAACAGAGCGAATATCAAGATAGTTTTGATAGTTCGGTTATCGCTTGGACTGCTGAGTTATCGTTTAATGCGTGGATGACATTTACCCGTCTCCGAGATGCTGAAGTTGAAGCATATACTGATCCGGGGCAGTATAAGGAGCAATTGGCTCAACGAACCAATCTGACGCTTCAGTTACTCAACACTACCCGTCCTTCGGATATTCCAAAGAAGACAATCACAATCAAGCACGATAACGTACATCGGACACTTGATTTCGATACAGTTTGGGAGTATGAATAATGTTAACTGAAGATGCTGCCGATATGCTTATTGGCGATTTTGGGGAAGAAGTAACAGTTACTTCTATGGGAGACGGGGAATTTGAAGATGAAACTGACCCTATTTACCATTCTTCCTCTCAAACTGAAGGAAGTTCTAGTACACATAAAGTAAGGCTGTATACTACTCCCTCTAAAGAACAGTTGGAGACATATGGGTTCTCTGAGGATACTGAATCTATGATGTATTCAACTGATGATATTGCTGAAGAGGGAGACGAGGTTAATTATAATCCTCCCGGCGATAGAGAATGGGATTGGGTTATTGGAACAACTGAAACTAATCAGCTTTCTAACGGCCCCTACTTGTTTGTATATCAACTCTTAGGTGATTAAAGTGGTTGATTTTCAGGTTGAGCAAATAGGCGACAGTCCCGGAGATATAGAAAATCGGTTAACAGAAATTAATCTCCAAGCGTCTAACAGAACCAACCAAGAGTTGATGGAGACGGCGAGAAAGGTCAAAGAAGATTTAGAAGACACTTCGCCTCATGATACAGGAGAATATGAAAACAGTTGGTATGTCTATTCTGCTAAAAGTGATGAGGTTTGGATACTAAATGAAGCCGATCACGCTCCTTTCGTAATGCTTCCTAATTCAAAAATGGTTGGTTCTGAAGAAGCCGATTTGCCCACAACCGGCGTTTTACATAATGTAAAGGGTGTTGCCCGTGGTCATTCTAGCAGCTTATCATCCAATATTCAACAGGCAATGCAGGATTTAATTGAGGAATTCGGTATATGAATGTAGACTTAGAGAATTCTAACAAGCGACTGAAGGCTGGTTTAGTGAGACTGTTACGCGATAATGTAACAGGCTGGTCTACCAATTCTGACCATAATGTTGCTAATGTTTGGCCTTCTTCACCTCCGGAATCGGCAGAGGATGAATTTCCACGGGGCGCTATAGATATTACAGAAGGAGAAGACTTTGATCTTTCTGTTGATTTAGATGTTAGACTTCGTGAAGTGACTGTAAAGATAGTTGCTTTTGCTGAGGCAGAAGGCCCCGCTGAAACACTTATTGATGATGTTGAGGATGCAGTTGTAGACTATTGGGACCAACTCGATTCCAATGGGAATAACTATACGGGCGATTGGACGTATAGGAGAGTTGATGGTTTTACTCCTTTAACCGAAAATGAAGGAAATAAAGGAGATTTGAAGTATAATAAGTCAATCAATATACTGTTTGAAACAGTCAAAGTTAATTAAAGTGATAAATTATGGTAGGAACCTTTAGTCCGGTCCACGGCGCTCAACCGATTGAGTACGGCGAAGAGACGGATTATGCTGCTGAACTTCCGGACACACAAGAATGGAATTGGTTTGGAATTACTACGTCTTGGGATGTAGATCAGGGCGTAGAGTCTTCAAGTATTACGTATCTTCCCGAGTTTGATTCTAGTAATAAGCTAGAAAAGAGAACTAACGTGAAGCTTCGTGAGATGTATGAAGGGAGCGTTACTTTCCATCCGCAATCTGACTTTACGCTTCTTGAATACTTCACGGGAGCGGCTAATGCTACTGCTGATGATGTAACAAGTCTTCAGATTGGGGAGATTGATGAAGATAATGACGAATACCGCCGACTGCTTGGTGCTGTTGGCGAAGAAATAACTATTTCTGTCGGTGAAGATGAAGTTGCTGAAGTGGAAGGTAGCTTCATTATGGGAGATGCTACTGATTGGACTTCTACTGATTATGTTGGTGTAGATGGCAGTCACGCTGCTGAAGATACCACCGAGCCTTGGGCATATAAGAACTTATCCAATGTTCAGTATGGCGGTACTGACTTTAGTGGTGCTATTGACAGTGTTGAGTTAACTATTTCTAATGATCTTGCTGTAGTTAGAGATCCCAGTTCTAGTCTGTCTACACAGATTGTTTCGATAGTTCCGGTAGACAGAGAGATTACTGTGGATGTTGAGTTTACCTATGACGACTTTAGTATGCTGAGTGATATTCGGAGCTATTCGGATCAGGATTTCGTCTTCGATATTGGAAATACGACGTTCACTGTTAATGGCGTGAAGTTCCCGGAGTTGCCGTTTGAGTTTACTCCGGATGATTTAGTTAGTGATAGTATTACAAGTGACCCCGCTGATGGATTCTCTTGGTCAACGACCAGCCCCTAGATAATTAAGAATGACTGACACGATTGAAGTTGATGGAAACGAGTACGATTTAGAAGGAAACCCGTCTCTCCGTACTGTACGTAAAGTACAGTCTATGCAGATGAATGTAATCAAGTCTTATGTCTCTGAAGATGATTTAAGAGATATGGAATCGCTTGATGATGAAGGAGAGATTATTGAGGCTATTATTGACTCTGGTGGCATGGAGGCTCTGCAAGATGTGATGTGGGAGCGTTCTCTACTTGAGACGGCCCAAACCATTTCCCTTGCCCTTGACTCTGTATTTGACCCCGCTGACTTTGACTCTATGAAGGCTAATGAGTTTAAGCAGTTACGGGAAGAGTCTAAGGAAGCTCTCGATGGAGACGCTTCTGATTTTTTCAACGACTTAGGGATCGGTTCGTTATTGAGCGAGGAAGAGATGATGGATCGGACTTCGTAAAAGACGAAGAGAGCAGGGATTTACGAAAAGAACTTCTTCCGTTAGACGCTGTTGAGCGTGTAAAGAAGATTAAGAAGGCCATACGCGGGAAAGATACGTATCAAGGTTATTCCGAACATAAAATAATGGAAAAATACTCTGTTGGTTATAACGAGTTAATGTCTTTCCCGTATGAAAAATATCTTGAATTTTCCAAGATAATTAGCCTTGAAGCGAAGGAAGAGAAGAAAGAACAAGAGAAGATGGAGGATCAAGTTTAATGTCCTATAAATGTACTATATGTGGTGAGCCTTTCAAGAAAGAGAGGTTTATGAAAAGCCATCGGACATTAAAACATTCTGATGATGAATCTCCTTCTGTAAACGACAAAGAATATAGAGAGTGTTCCGAATGTGGGCATTATTTCGAAGCTGGTAGAGGGTTCTTTGTCCATGTGAGTAATGAACATCCCGATACATCTCTCTATGAAGAGATTTGTGAATGGATGAGTGGAGAAAATAATCCTATGTATGGAGAGGAATTTTCCGAGGAACATATCCAAAAGATACTAAATAACCGAACACACTTTTGGAACAAAGAAGGAAATGAGGGGCGAAAGGAAGAGCTAAAGAAAGAATTCTCTGATAGGGTAAAGCAGCAATATAACAACGGGGATCATATAACCCAAAGAGAAGATTTTACTGAAAAGGTTATAGAACCACGGGGTGAAGAGTGGAGGAAGAAGATTTCTGAAACAATGAAAAACAAACCCGATGAGGAATATCCTTTTAAAAATCCTGAAATTAGAAAAAAGGCTTTTAAAAATCTTCCAAAAAGGCAATTCGTTGAAGAAACAGGCCACAAAGTAGCTTCTTCTTGGGAAAAAGAAATCGATATACGTTTAGATAGTTTAGATATTGATTATAATTATGAACCCGAATTCGAATTAAAAGACTCAGTTTATCATCCCGATTTTCAAATAGATGAATATATTGTTGAAGTGAAGGGTTGGGATACCGAACACTCTCACAAAAGAGCAGAAAAGTTCTTGAAGAATTATTCCAATTATACTTATATCGTTGTAGGCACTAAACTCCCGTGTGATATACATATTCCATGGGAAGATAGAGATAGATTAGAGGCTATAATACAATGAATATATATTTTGGTGATATTTGTATCCCATGGGTAGTTGACAAAGATACTTCTATAGCGAAAGATACCGTTGAAAAGAATTTCGTTGATAAACCTCCACAAGTATACGAGTTAACACCTGATCTTGAAGCGGGTACGTATACTGCTGTTCTTAATGAGACTGTTCACGATAAGAACGAAAGTTTTGAAGAACAGCAAGATGCTGTTCTTTCTATGGTATCTCGTCACGGGATAGAGTTTCCTTTTTCTGTTGCTGGTGACAATGGTTACGTTATTGTAAATGGTGCCAATACTTCCATTGATCCGCGTCAAGAAATTAGAGATGCTGAAATTGATATTCGGTTTCTTGATTATAATGATTATAATGCCGCTGTTGTAGTTGTTCCTTCTGTACCTATGGGTTCAGATTTTGACTCAGATGTAGAGCCACATGAGAGTATTATTTCTCTTCCTTCTTCGATAAATGTATTAAATGAGACAGCGGATTATACTCTTACAACTGAAGAAGGCGACTTGGACTACTATATTATTTCTGGAAAAAACGTAGTTGAGTATGAAGAGAGTGATCTTGATAGTCAACAAAAGGCCATTTGTCGTTCCTTTGACTCTAGTGATTTGAGAGTTTATTCAGATTCAAAAGTTATTGACTCTGGTTCTGTACTTACTAACTCCTTAATTCGTTCTACGTATACACAGTCGGAATCAGAAATAGAGTTTTATGATGGCTCGTGGTCTACAGTAGGAAGCGTTCAAATTCCATTTGGTACTGGTTATACTCCCGAAAACATCAACAGAGAAATTCAGTTAGACTTTATTAACGATAACAAGAGTCAAATCAACCGTGGCTTCTCTGTTATCAAATATACGTTTGATGGAGAGACGCAGTTTACGTTTAGTACAATCGATTCTGTATCTCTGATTTCTGATGAAGACTACTATGCTCATTGGGAAGATGGCTCTGGTAGAGATATTATAGTAGTCAGAACATCTTCTGATGGCTCTTTCTATACTGATACGTCCGAGCTAGGCGTTGAGAACTTAACGTCTTCTACAGAATATGAAATTTTTGTAGGAGTTGTCCCCTCTGCCTTTACTGTAGATGATTATGCGAGATACGTGTATAACATAGGAAATAGACGTAACACATTCGTTCAATGATTCAGGTAGGAGACATTGAGCTTCCGATTGTAGCCACGGTTGAAGATGAAGAGGAAGCTGAAGCCACAGAGATAAAATCTGAATTGGATAGTGTTACAGTAAAGCACGAACCATCTGTGAAGACTGTTGGTATCTCTGGTTATTTGAACCAAGAACTTCACTCTAATGATCTTACGTTAGATGAGCAGAAAGAGAGATTGAATCTTCTTCGTGATAGAAGCAAACTTAATAATCCATTTATTTACCAATCATATAAAGGTTATCTTTTAGTAGAAGAAGTAAATTTTTCTCAAAATGCCGATAGTAGGATAGTTAACGAGTTTGAAATAGTGGCTCGGTACTTTCCATGGCCTAGATATTATCCTTCCAAAGAACCGTTTGTAGGTGGAGGATATGGATATCTTTACGGTGACTTATACGGTGAGAC